TAGATCATAGAAATCAGCAAACTGATTTACTTTGTATTCAAAATTCGGTAGTAGACCGCTTTCTGGTTTACCTGGTAGTCTGTTCCATAAGTTTTCGTCAAACACACTATCGCCAGGAACTTTGTTATTAGCACTGTAATAAAACTCTTTATACTTTACAACGTCACCAATAGAATAATCTTTCCATTGCTCCCATTCGGTTACTGTTGCATTATCGTAAATAAAGCCCGGAATATTTAGACTGCCGTCCCATTCGTCTGTTCTGTAACCTAGAACATTTATTCTTTCCTGTCTATAACCAGGTTCAAGATCGTAGATTATATCGCCAAACACTGTTCTGTTGTCCAGTATAACAACATGTTCCTTTTGTACAAGAGGCAATTTTACAGCAAAAATTCCGTCAGCAGTTGTGCCTTTAGGACGTAGTACAAACTCGTTTGCATCTTGTCTTCCAAGGCTTGTAAATTCTTCTACTAGTTTTTTACCGTCTGCTTTTAATAGAGTGTAACCATAAAAGCTATCAAAAATATTATCTACAACACTAAACTCAGTTTGTAGTTTAAGCTGGAAAGCTGCTGGACTTAGTGTAATCACACTTCCTGCGCCCCAATTCTGTAGTGTCCAGAACATAAACTCTTTTGCACTAGTGCTCCAGTCCGAAACTACTTCTTCATCTGGGTTATAGTAGTCAAACACAAAGCCTTCGCTTTCTAACCATTTTTGATAGCCTAGAAGAAAATCAACTACTTCTTGTATTGTTTTTAATTCAGTACCATATAATAGTTCTGAAGCATCGCGCTCAAAAAACTTTCTACGGAAAATTGCATCTCTACCGCCTATCAAAGGTAGACTTGGTAGTCTTGCATATTTTGAACTATCAAAATCTGATCCGCTTGTGTGTTGTTCTGTGACTCTGTAATATGCGCCTTCGAATTCAACGTTTTTTCCAACAGTATATAATCTATTGCTTTCCCACTGAACAAACGGTTCACTAATACCTCCTACATTGATAACAGGATCATTGTCTAGAGGAATTGCAGCAAAATATTTGAAGCTAGGCTGAGTTTGATCATAGCCCCTAATAACAAACCCGCCAGGTTGCTTTTCTATCAAAACGCCACTATAGGATATAGTTTTAATTGGACTACTAGTATTCAAAATAATTTCGTAGTTCTCATCAGGTATAAAGACGTTGCCCTGATTCAACGGTGTCCTTGAATCTAGAATTAATCTAAATTTTTCTTTGTCAGTGTATCCTGCTACTTTAAAACCTAATTGGTTTTTAATTTTTACAAGTTTTTCTTTGTATTGTTCAAACGGTGTTGTTACATTAGATGTAAAATAGTTTGCAATGTAGTTTATAAGACCGCTTGTAAATACCTGTGTAGTATCACTGATTGTATTAGGAAATACAGTGTCTTGTAGTCTATAGTAATTTCCTGTTTCTGTGTAAACTATATCGCCTGACAGATTTCTTTTTTGACGAATTCTGTCAAATCCTGTGGCAAAAATCTTGTGAGGTTGATTTATTACCCAGCTAGTTATTAAGGCAAAAGGATACTCAGAACTTCTGCGCCAAGCACTTTCAACAGGCGCTTCGTCACCAAATACAAATCTGTCATCTATGTTTGTAGTAATGAAATTCTTTGCATATCCGCTGTCTGAAGGACTTAATAGTTTTCCTTGATCATTGACAGGAATGTGTGATGTTAGACCAGGTCTAACATATTTTTTGTTTATAGTAAACTTTTTATTTGGTTCTCTTATAATACCTTTTTCTAGATCTTCCCACATAATGAGATTATCTCTAGTGTATGGTGCAGGACCATACTGGTCTTCCCACCACGTAGGCTTAACAGTAAATCCTAGCATTTCCCACGGATGTGTATGAGGGCGATCTGTGTCAAACGCTTGTTTGTATATTGCTCTCCAGAATCCTGGAAGTTTTTCGCCGCTAGGCGATGTCATAATACTATAGTTCCATGTAAAGGAATTTGATCTAGTATAAAATTCATTAGCACTGTAATCTTCGTCTACAAGCTGTAACCACTGTACAAAATCAGCTAGCATCGGACGATCAACTGTGGCTTTAGAGAAATTGGTATTTCTATGTTCGCTGCCTACATAGTCGTGTACATCTAAAAGATCAGAATCATAACTTACTTTTAGATTGTTATAAATTCTTTTTTCTAGTTCAAGGATAAGGTTATCTCGGTAATCGTCATAAGCAACTACTATACTTCCGTCGTGTCCTTGAATAACTTTTGTAGGAGTTTGATATGTATCATCTGTATATATTGTAGGTTCATACTTAGGATACAATCCTAATTTTGTAGGTGTTGGAGGAACAAAGCTACCGTTGGTACTTTCGTACTCATAAATTTCTACTGTGTCGCCTCTCTGCTTACTGGCAGAAATAACACAAAATCCGTCACTGTTAAAAGTGTAGTCTTTTCCGAATACAAGCTGTACACCGTTTAGATAGACTTGTACCGCTTTTCTGCTAGCAACATTAATATCAAATACTTCTGATAATGCAAAAAATGTTTGTTGATCATCATCAACAGTATATTCGTTTCGTTTTGCAGCTCCTATTGGTACCATGTCTGAAAAATAGAATGGCATAGAACTTGTTTTATCTTTGTTTATTTCTTCTAGTATTTTGTCTACGTGTTGTTTTACTGGTCCTTCAAACCCTAAATCAAATGCTGTTTGTAAAAACACACGCTTGAATTTGCCGTACTCTCTGCGGGCATATCTAAGAGACTTTACAATATTACTATCTTTGTCGGTGATATGATATGCAGCTAGATTGAATGGACTACTATGACGTAAAAACTTTTTGCCGTAACTGCTAAGATCCGCAATATCTCTAAGATTGCTTACACCAGGATAGGATCCTGAAAAATCGTCTAGCTGTTCAACAATAGTATTAACATGATCATTAACTTCGCCCAGAGTAAATTCATTAAGATTATCATTTAATGGATTTTTTTCTAGGCTAGGTGCAATTTCATAATATCCGTTTTCGTTTTTAACAGCAGAAGACTTTGTCTTAATTATTATGTTGTCATTAGTAGATAAGTCGTACAAAAAGTTAATTTCAGCTACATTGTTTACTGAAGTAGTTATTTGATAGTCTGTATTTTCAAATTGTAGTACATTATTAACATAAACCCTTACCCATAGATCTGTAAGAGATGCGCTGTCGTCATAAACATCTATAGGGAATCGTGTTAGTGAATTGTCATTTGTGTACTGTCTAATTACAGGCTGTTCAGAAAGTTCTTTTGCTTTTTGCCAGCCATTTACATATGAGAATGTTTCTCTATCAGTATAGCGTCTAAGAAATCCTACATCTGTATTTTTTGTATACAATGTATTTTCAATTTGGTAATTAAAACTTTCGTTTAGAAGATTAAAATTAAAGGTAATGTCACCTATATTTTCAATGCTTCTATAGCTTAATGGAAATCCTAGTTCTGTATCATTAGAGCCTAGACCTTCTTTGTAACTAAAAACCTTGTTACCTAAGAATGTTGTTGCATTATAAAATGTTTGATTGTTAAAACTGTATCCATCTTCGTCAAATAGATCAAACAGAGGTGGTTGATTTGTATCTGTTTTGTTTTGTGCTAGTTTCCATTCTGTGCCATCATAATAGAACATTCTTCCTTTGAATTCTGTACCATTTGTAACTAACACTGTTTCATTTTCTAATGGATTTGTATCACTTACCTCAACAAGGCTTATTTGTCTATTTGTAGATCTGCCGCTAGCAAAATTTATAAATTTTACTTCAAAGATTCTGCCTTTTACAAGAATGTCTGTGTCAGCAGTAAACAATATTCTCATACCGTCTACAACATCTACACCATCAATGTTATATCCTAGTGATCCTTCTATATCACTAAAAGCATCTGTAGTAAAATTATCAACTAGGTCAACATTTGTTTTATTAAATGTGCCAAATTGATTAAGTTTAAGTCCTGCTTCAAATTCAATAATTGGTCTAGTAGCTCTTGCACTTTGATCAATACTAACAGGTTCGTCATTGATTGCTGCACTTGTTTCTATAACAGATCTATGGAACCATCTGTTGTATCTACTCCATAGATTACCGTCCTTGCTAGCACGATTAACAACAATATAATCTTTTTCAGCAGCATATCCAATGGCTTCATCAAAAGGTAATCTGTCAAAACCTTGTGCATCAAATTCTACTTCGATGTCCTGTGTAAAAGCACTTGCAACCTCAAGACTAGTTTCACTAACAAGCTGTATTTTATCTCCAACACCTTCAACATACCATGCACCTTCGGCATATTTTGCAGGAGTAACATCGCCTTGGAAATAAATTTTCATTCCGTTAGAAAGTGCATATCCTGCACTTGTGGTATAATTTTTCTTTCCTAATATTTCTGTTTCTACATCAATAAAAGTTGCTTCTTCGAGATTTGCAACTTTGATTAAGCCGCCTGCATTGATGTCATTGTCAGCTACATAGTACAACACTTCAGGAGTGTCAGGCCCAGGAGTAAATTCTATTACTCCTGTTTCTACATTCTGTTCAATACCTTCTACTAGATATTCATCATCTAATAGTCTTTGTGTTCTAATAGTAAAAGGAAATCCAGGTGCATTTATGTCAAATCTATAAGTAATTCCTCTATAGAGTTTAATGCTTGGATTGGCTGTAAGTCCATCTGGTGAAAAAAGATAAGCATAGTTGTCAAGATTATCTAGTAGTTCTACAGTGTATGTGCTTTGTATATCAGATGTTTGTCCTCTAACTGGCACACTCTGAGGACCGTTGGGTAACCAGTAATACTCACGAAAGTTTGTTAGCTTGTCCCAATCTACATGTGGATTCCAAGAATAATATTCTTGGCTGTTTAGCACAGAATGATCACTTACATTACCTTGGAAACTTTCGAGCTGGTTGATAAAATCGTTATAATCTTTGTAAAATTCTACATTGCCTATATCATCTTTAATAAGCATTGCAGGTTCTAGTTGATAATCTTCACGCTGTTTAGAAACATCACCTATATAAGTGTCGTTGGCATTAAATGCTTTGCTGGCTTTTCTTCCAACATATCCTGTAAGCTTTTCTGCAACTCCAGGTTGTAACAGTTGATCAAGAGTACTAGTTAAGAATTTACTGTTTGACTGGGTTCTAAAATAGCGAGGAAGGTGTGCCTCGCTGCGTCTTTTTTGTGGCTTTCCAGCTGGCAATGGAAATTCTCTTTGATCGTCATTATATGCCATTATGAACTATAGCCTCCGCTCTGTATACCAACGTTTAATGTATTGCTTTCTGTATTGATAAATCCTTCTGCCTTAAGTCTCGTAGCAGTGATTGCGTCAATTATGTCTATGTCGTCTACGGTTGCACCGCTTATAAAAATTTCATCTGCTTCAGATTTTATTTCATATAAACTACCGAATGTTTGAGATTCTTGTCTTGGAACAATAATAAATGTTACAAGGTCTGGCGACAACTGTTGCATAACATAGGTTGCCATTTCTGAGAAATAAAACTTATCTCCAAAATCCCAGTTTTCTAATGCAAAATACTCATTAATAGCAGAAATAACTCTGCTCTTTACTTCGTTGTCGTTTAGCACGTTGTCTGGATTTTTTACAATTTTAAATGTAGCTTGCAAGTCGTTTTGTGCCTTGTTTCCAAAAAGTACTTTATACTTAACTGGATGATAAATGATTTCGTCACTAAGTGATTTTATTTCGTTTAGGCTTGCACCATAATTATTAAACAAGCTATCGCTGCTAGGAGCCAGAGGTTTTTGTGCCAACTCTCCGTCAAGCCATAACCTAAAATTAATGTCGTATTCTCTTGTAAGCAAGTAGGTATCAATTATGTTACTTGCGCTAGGATCAATTCTGCTGCTTTCGTCAGCAGCATGAATGTAATGGAATTTCAAATCATCTCTACCAATTCTAGCTTTGTAATCTGTGCTTATAGTAAGTGTAGAAGTAGCTTTGTCTAGTATTTCAAAGATCTCTTCATTTACGTAGTAAAACAACTGACCGTCATTGTAATTACTTAACGGTGCTAAAAATGCTTTGGCCTGCAATACTATTACGCCAATTTCTTCTTTGTCAACATAATTGAAATCTTCTACTCCGTCTGAAGTAATAATTTTTTGTTGGAAAATATATTTTGTTAGTGGATTAGTTTCTTCATCTACTAACTCTGCAAAAATCTCAGGATTATCAACAACGCCGTCGTCATCGCTGTCAAAGAAACTAATCTGTATTTTTTTACTGTCTACGTAACCTTCTGCATCTCTAAATTCTTCAACTATTTCCCAGTCGTAATTTAGTGTGAAAGGTACTGCACTATCTGGCTGTTGATTGATACTCAAAACAGAAATTTTGTCTTTTACAATTTTACCTGTTAGATTATTATAAATCTTATCAGAAGAATCGAAGTAGAATCTTATTTCTTGATCGCTTTCAAATACATAGCGCATTGCACGATAGGTAATTGTATATTTTTCTCCATCTGTTTCAAACAGTAGCAACCAACTAGCATCTAGACTTTGGTTTGTGGTATCTCCTGTCTTGCCAGTACTGAACGGCGAAGAAACATTTAAGTTATTTTCTGTAACTATTCTCCATTCTCCGACGCCTTGTGCATATCTAAGACCAAATGTTTTGTAAGCAAAAATTTGATCAATCATCTGTACTTTGATATCATCTGATATTGCTGTTGCTAGCGCAGGACGTATTTCTACTAGAACAGGTTTAGCTTCAGGATCCACACTAGGCGCACTAGGAACAATATCGTTAAACACTACTGGGCCTGTTCCGTTAGCAGCAACTTCTGTGCCGTCGCCGTTTACAGAAACAACTTTGGTCCATATAAATGATTTTGAACCTGGTTCTGTAGGATTACCTAATCTAATTAAATTATCTTTGTCAAAGTAATAACCTGTAGGAGCACGGAATTTCAAAAGAGATCCTGCTCTTACTAGACTAAATGTTGACCCTGTAAATGTTCCCAGTTTCAAACGTATGCCATCTTGATTTTGCAAATAGCCTGTAGATTGATTTGTATCAGAAGAACTCTGTACCCATTCACCGCCTAGATCTGCAACTAGTATTTTAGGAAACTGATCATAGTAGTAATTTCTTACTTTTTTATCTGCTAGAATAGGCTCAACTGTATTTAGAATTGCACCTTCTACATCTGTTTGTGTAGTGAATGTAAAGCTAGTTTTTGGATCTAGATACTCTTTGTATACTATGCCATCATTACCGTACAAATTAGTTTTACTGTATTTTCCTGTAGCATCAATTAGATCAAAGTAACGACTTATTCCGCTAGATGTTCTATTAACACTTTTTGCTTTTACAATCTCTTGGCTTATGCCTAACGGAGCAATTTGATAATCTTCTCCGGTGACCATTCTATTTTGTGTGTAATATGTGCTAGGAGCATTTGCTTTAATACTAGCATTGCTTTCTGTTGTTGATGCATTATCAACTGTATATCTTAATTCGTAAGTAACAGTTAGTGTTTCTGCTCTTCCTGATTTGCTGATGTAGGGAATTCTTATGCTAACACCACGCATGTCATCAGGCGATACAATAATTCTTTGACCTAAACTTGTTCTATAGTATACTCTAAAAGAACCTTTTGGAAGATTTCCAAAAACACCGTCTGAAAATATCAAGCTGATTCTGTCGCCAACACGAGTAAGCACACTATAAATGTTTCTAATGTTTTTATTCAAACTGTTGTAGATTATATTGTTTCCTTCAACAGCATCTACTTTTGACCACAGCTCCTCTTCATTGCCAAAGCTATCTAACTTGTACAGCCATATGTCTGAATTATTAACATTTGTTGCATCAACAGCTACTACTTGATTTGTAGAAGGATTTGTTATTGTAAACGTACCTTCGTCAATTGTGCCTTGTCGGAAGTGACTGAAGAATCCGCTGTTTGAACTTGCAGGACCTCTGCCATCATCTCTGTATAACAATGCAAAATTATTGCCAGGAAACGGTGCTTCTTCTTCAATAATTCCGTCTACAACATCTGTGCTTACGATTTCAAAACGTGTGCCTCTTCCATCTACATTTTTATTAAATCCGTAGATTGGTGCTTCATTGTTTGTGCTGTTAAATCTGTATTGTTCTGTAGGCACACCGTCAACGTTATCTTTTTTAATTGGGCGACCAAATGTAGCATTAACAGGGAGCGCAGCATTCATTACTTTAATAAACTGTTCATACCAGTCTGGATTTGCTGGGTCGTTCCAAATAACAGTTTGATTCTCAAGATTGAGATTATTAGAATCTCTTATTTCTTCCGTGGTAGAAACAGATTCAATTTTAAGTAGTCCGTTTGCTGCTTGGTTACGTTTAGGATTATATGAAAGCAGTCTTGCTAAACGTAGCACACTTTCTCTGCGTTCTGCTAATTCTAGATAGTTTTCTCTAGCATTAAGGTCAGCACGGAAAGCAATGTTTTGACCTAAGTATGCAATAAGATCTATAAGTGCAAGATATTCGCTTGATTCTACATAGTCGTTAAAGTCCTCAGGATAATTTTCTCTGAGGTAAGCTATCATTGTTCTTCTTAGGTTGTCAAAGTCATAGCTTTGAAAATCTGCATTACGAAATGACTGGTAAACACGCTTCCAATCTTCCGCAAGTAGTAGTCTATTTTGTCTATCTGTAGATGACATTTATGCTTTCCTTATCTATAGTAATATTTATTAGATTTAGTAAAGTGCGTAGTTTATTTCTTAAGATAAGATACCAGCATCTTCGTCAAATTTTAATCTAAGTTGCTCTGATATATTATAAGGAAGGAAAAGGAGATTGCATTCAACTTGTATACCAGATTCGTATTGATCAACGATAACATTGTTTACTTGAACTCTAGGATCATAGTTTACAATTTTAGTTACGTTATTAACAATAGCATCTTTAAGTTGTTCTGTAAGCGGCTCAAACAATACGTCCCAAATAATTGTGCCAAACTCTGGATTAGAGAGTTTCTCGCCTTGACGTATGTGAAAATGATTGATAATATCCTGTTTAATAAGTGCAATATCGTACAATACAAAGCTACTAGCATCATCGTTGACTGTGCTGAATCCTCTATAGGCTCTGCTGCCGGGAGCAGGCTCTGGATTTACACTAGGCGATACACTTACTTTTTTGTATAAATTTTTTTCTAATGAGCTCATAACAGTATTTAACCTCTCAATCGCCTACAAAAACATCTGGACTGCCACCGGCAGTAGCAGGATTACAGTGATTTCCGCCCAAAGACGGACACAGATTATCTGGATTAGCATTATCAGGTGTGTGATTAACCACTAACTTGTTGTTAATATAAACCCTTCTAGTAGCTGCAATTAATCCACCGTTTCCGTGTGTATTGGGATCGCCGTCTACAGCTACTAATTCTCCGTTTGCAAATACATTATCTTGCCCTTGTACAACTGTAAGTGCTCCGCAGGTTCTAGGATCATTATTTCTGTGTATCGCTGGCATTATGAACTTTTCCTAAATGTATCAGGAACTATTGGATGTTCTGTAGCAACAAAAACATTCCCAGTTTCGTCTGCTGTGTTTCCTGCCTCTGGATCTGCATCTGTTTTTTCGGCAGTGTGTTCTGTTGGTGCAAGATTTTCATGCGCCAACCAAGGTTCGTGTTGGGGTGTTCTCATAGGGGTATAAGCCGGTGTTGCTGTAGGGCCGTTCATATTAATACCGTCTGGTGCGGTTTCAGTATGTGTTTTAGCATTAATATGTACACCTTCACCGGCCGTAATTCTACCATCGTTACCCGCTTTTAAGCATATGTTTCTTCCAGCACTCATTATAATATCTCTGTCTGCTGTTATGTTTAAATCATTTTGTGTGTGAATGCTTACGCTGTCTTGAGCATAGATATCTATTTTACCGTTACTGGTCATTTCTATCCATGTAGAACCTTTTGCATTTCCTATATAGATAAGATCTTCAGAATTATGCATAAGAATTTGATGCCCTGTTCTAGTTCTAAGTCTAACTAGATCATTATGAGGTAGTGTAGGATCGCCGCCTGTTTCACCGGCTTCAATATTAGCATATTCAGGAGGTGTTGTACTTGGATGTCCTTTTCTTATTAGATAGGCATCACCGTCATCCATTACAAATGTGCTGCCACCTAAACGGTTGAATGCAATATTACTTTTTTCGTCTGTTTCACCATAGGTTCCTCTAGGCGAACCTGGGCGTCTATCTTGCGGGCCTGGAGTAGATATACCAAATACTTGGCTAGGTACTTCTCGTCTAGCACTAGAAGTAGTAGTTCCTCTGGTATGATCTCCTAGTAATCCTTGCGTCTGAAGATAACTAGTCGCAAGAGTGTTTGTAGGTTTTATAAATTTAGTTGCATCGCGGCCTGCGCCACTTTCTGAACGCTTGTTATATTCGCCTACTGGATAAGGACTCGATGTAGAAGTATCATTGTAAGATGTGCTAGCCATTCCAGGAGTCATAAAATTCATATATTCATCTTGTACACATCCTATCCAGTAACCTTCTGCACTATTTCCTTCTGCAAATATTACCAAAACTTTAGTTCCTGGATCTGGTGGTATAGCCCAAAATCCATAAGATTTTTGTGTAAAGTCATATCCTGGATTATTGCCCGAATCTCTAAAAGGAGTTACACCATAAAAAGGACTAAGGTACTTAACAGGTACAATCTGTCCTGTCTTTTCTACACTGTTACCTGCATTTGTACGCTTGAGGAGTTCTACTTCAAGACCGCCCATGTATTTAGGATCTAGATGATTTACAACAACTGCAAGATACGGACCAACGCCAGTACCTCCTTCTTCGTTATTGCCTGCACTTCTACTTAATTCTGCCATTTTATCCTCTTAATCCATCGCCTTGATCGCCGCTGGCTGTAGCGCCAGAACCACCAGTATTAGTAGTTCCTGATGCTCCTCCTGTGCCGCCTTCGCTAGACCCACTGCTTCCAGCAGGAGTACTATTGTTAGGTGATATAGCTGCTTCTCCATCTGCAGGTACAACCGCAGCATTGCCGCCCGGAACACCTTCTACTTTGATGTCTATTTCTTGGTTAGGTCTACGCAACATCTGTAATTCTTGTGTAAATTTTCCTTGTTGGAAATAGCTAGTACACTGTGTAACATTATACAGTCCACTGAATTGGCCTACAGGAACAAACCCGCCTCCTGGAAATCTCATATAACCATCATCACCAATATCAATAGGTGTTCTAAAATTAACAAGTATATCTACTTCGCCATTTTGGTAATCCATAGCACCATCTGAATTTATATTCATTAAGAAAGACTCTTGTGCATGATAATTTCCGATGCCACTATCCATTAGATAGTACGGATCGCCCCAAATAGTCATTTGCATCACTGCAAGGTCTGTTTCACTGTTTACAATAGCATCATTAAAATCACGTGCAATTCTTGTTTCTGGATGCTCTTGGGCGCCGCCGCCGCTGTTACCTGAACTAGTTTCAGAAACATTTCTAGTTTGTCTTGATCCGCTTGAACTAATTGTATCGCCAGAACCTTCATTTGCTTGATATACTGTATCTGGATTTCCTGCGGTCAATTGATTTGTAGGACCTTGCACACTGTCTGCACTTAGCTGTCCATAATCTGCACCTAGTGCTGTAAAAAATGCTGCTTGAATGTCAATGTCAAATTCAATTACATCTTTGTTTTCACCCGTGTAATAATAATTGTATTCTTTTACTGCTTGTCTTGTAAGGTTTGATATTCCTGGTGTAGGTCTAGAAGGAGACATAAATCTACTGGCATTAACTTTGTATGGCATAATTCTATAAACATAAACTTTTGGTACATCACCAGATCTATCAACCTGTGTACTGTCTGTAACATTGAATACATCTACTTCTATTTTAAACCAATTCATCATGCCGTTAGCATCTGGTTCTTCGGTTGCAATCTTTCTGCCATATTCGCTTACAAGGATAATTTCTTCTATTATCTCTTGTATCCTAGAACCGCTACCAAAGGTAAGTGTTCTTCCTTCGTCACTAATTGTAACGTTTCCTCTCCTAAACACACCGGGCTGGCCTTCAACTTCGCTAAGTCTAGGTCTACCAAATGGTTGTTCGCCGCCATCAAGGAAACTTTGCACAATTCGCGAAGTGCCTATTTCATTCATGTTTTCTTCATCTTCGGCATATTCGCGAATAGATTCGCCAATATTAGATCTTTTTACAACTATTCCTAACAGCTGGCTAAGGTATGCATCAAAGTCTGCAGGCATGGTGCCATTTTGTATACCTGTTATACTTTCGTAGATCTGTTGTTTTCTTTCTTCTGATAATTCGCGCTGATTTGGATTAGATTCGTCGCCGCCTGCGCTCTGATCAGTAGCACCTTCGTCATCTTCTTGTTCTGCTCCTCCAGCAACTAATTGTGTAGCAGACACACGACTTTTAGGAAATACAAAAAGATACTGATCTGCTGTAGACGTTTGCCCTGCTTCTTCACCTTCTAACAGCCTTGTGTTAATAATAGTAGATAGGCTCGATCCGCCGGTTTGTAGCAGTTCAGAAACACTTCTTCCTATGAGACTAGTATCTGTCTGAGTGCTTTGTATTTCATCTGCAAAACCTTGTTCGTGCCAGGGTATAGCCTGCACTTCGTATTCTGATCCTGCTTCTGTAACTTTGAAAGTAACGTTAACAAGACTTAGCGCAAAAACTCGTCTGCTCATAGGAACATAACCTGGGTTGCCGTTGTCGTCCCAACCTTTAAAATCTATGCTTAAACTAAAAGGAGCTCTTAGATAATTTTTGTGTCCTGCTCTTAGTGCAGCTCTTTGTAATGTTTGTAAAAACTGCCCCATGCTGTAAGGTTCGATTACTTTGAAAGTAAAAGAAAATGCATTGGTGTGTCTAGTTCTAGGATTGGCTACAACAAGAGAATCTATTTGTACATCTTCGATATAGTATTCTACTCTGCCTGGACGCTCGTAGGGTGTAGTAACTTTTCTTGCGCCCGCGCCGCCGCCGCTTTTAGCAATGATTACAAAAGGATCTCTGCGTCTATATGTTAACTCAGGAAAATTAATTTCTAGGTTATTAAGACATCCTAATGTAAACAGATAATTGTATGACGCAAAACCTTCCAGTTGGTTTTTGTAGGGCGGCAGGCCTAATCCGCCAAATATGTTAGATAAAAAACCGCCTGTTAGGCTGGTAAGAGCTCCTGGTAGAGCATTAGCAACAGACTGCAAAGGATTCATTGCAGTAGATACAAGATCTTGAGCAGCACCTTCTACTGCACTGGCTACACCGTCAATAGCAATGTTTGCAGATTGTCTGAGATCTTGTGCAGCATTAGTTACGACATCGTCTACACTTCTGCCTAGTCTTTCTGCTCTTTGTCTAATGTTCTGTGGAAGTAGGGCCATTTTAAATTCCTAACATTTTGGTTAGGGCATCTCCTTTGGGTAGATATATTTGAAGACCGGCTTCAAAATCGTAAATTGGATCTTTCAATACATCCATATTTCTCTGTGAAAACACCCACCAAAGTTTTTCTGATCCATACAAGTCATAAGCCAAAAGATCTGGACGATGAGTATATTGAACTTCTATTGTATATAAGATATCATCAGTCTCTGCAGGTACAGGTCTGATTTTTAGTATATCAAGATACTGTCCGTTTTGGATTTTGGTCTTGAACCAAGGACTTGTTGCATCATATGCTGCCATTAGATAAATCCTTTGCCGTTAATAACATAATCACCTCTAACAAACGAATCTAAA